GCGCATTTCTCCCGTATCTCAGATATCTGCGGCGGGTATGTATGAGTGGCAAACAGTTCCATCAATGCTGTTTCGCAAAGTTTGTAATCCAGGTCCCCCAACATGCGGTACCACATGCGGATGCTGTATTGGTCTGGCATGACATTAAATGTTGGATAGGCACTTTTGATTGAAGCTCTGATAAAATCAAATTCTTGAGGTGTCACTTCAATCACCCATCCCTTCGCACCAGCCGGCCGTTGCCTCCATATACTGATTCGTTGACATGTTCTTTGTAGCTGCAGGTGCTTGCGGTGTTCTGGATGCCGGCATTGAATTCTGTGAACGTTCTAACCAACCAGTGATAAATCTCTTGATTCCTCTCGGTGTCTTACGATTACGAGGGTGACTGTCAAGCCATGCCGCCATTGATCTAAACTCCTGTTCAACATCCAGTGCCGGAAACAGTTCTCTCAGTGAATTGAGATAATCAAATGTCACATCATAATTTCCTGAGCCTGTAACCAGAGGAAGAGAGATGAACGTGTTCTGCTTGGAGTCTTTAAGCTCCAAGCTAATGTTTTTATTATCTTTCTCTTTATCTTTCTCTATCTCTATCTCTTTCTCTTTCTCTACGTCACCTATGCGTAACGGTTCCGTCACTTCAATGTCACATTGTGACGCTTTTTTATCTCTTAATCGTCGCATTCTCTCAGCACTAGCGCTCTCAGAACCTGTCATTTTAGCGCATTCCGACAGTGAATATTCGGTTTCGTCAATCAGCTGCATGAGGTCCTGCTGAATCAAAAACATAACCGTCACTCTTACATTTTCAACTTCTTCGTCCAGGTCCAGGGCAAGCTCGTCATAGAATGTTGCTTCTACTCCTTCGAAGTAAAGTCTTCCATCCTGTTTCATCGCCACAAGAAGCATTTTCAGGTAAATAATTGTGTAGGTGTCTCCTCCGGCAATCTTCCGAAGTTTTTTGATAGCCTTCTGACGGAAAAATCCGTCAGGAAGCTTTAACCAATAATATCTTTTCGCCATAAGTTCCTCCGCTTAGTAGATTACTTTTGAGCCATCATCTGTTTTAATTACTGTCACAGCCTGGCCAAATCTCGCTTTCATGGCATCGTCATGAGTGATTGCCATAATCTTCACATCGGAATACCGATCACGGATCGTCTCAAGGGCATCTACATAAGCCTGTGCGCCCTCATCATCAAGGAACGGTGGTTCATCAATAAAGAGCATTCCAAGCTGTATTCCTGCCGCTGTTGCCTTGATCTCGGACAGTGCAAGTATAACGGCAAGAGAAGCTTTTACCTTCTCGCCTCCGCTCTTGGAAGCATATGGAAGAGTTGTCTTGCCATATTCGTTGATCAGAACATCCAGCGTTGCCTTGTCTCCGTCCTTTCCTTTGACGGTGCGCTCCATCACAAATTCCACTCCCATCGTTCCACCAGTCATCTGGCCGAGAATATTGTTCGTAGTATCTGTGATATGAGGAATGATGTTCCTGATGATCTGGTGTGGAACTCCGTCCTGTGAAAATGCCTGCTTTAATGCTTCATAACAGTCCGCTCTGCCGGCGGTTACAGCAATTCCATTATTCAGCATGGAGATTTCGTCTCGCATTGTATCGATATTTTCCAGGCGTTCAAGGAGTACTCCCTTCTTGATCTGCAGTTCTCCAAGAGTTTCCTTGTTACTGCGAATCTGCCTGTCTGTTTCTTCCACCATATTGGCCGAAAATGTTTCCTTCATTTTTTCCAACATAGTATCCATACCAGTAAGTTGAGAAGAGAGAATGAATTTTCTGTCAGTAAGTCTTTCTCTCTCTTTTTCCATGCTCTCAATCCTTTCAAGAACATGCTGCTTTCTTTCTTCGTAAACAGGAAGTTCTTTTTCCTGTTCTACATAAGTCTGCAGATGAGCCATCTGCTGTTTGATCTGTTCCTGTCTGTTAACTGATTCTGATAGTTCATTAACTGTTTCCGTTATCTCAGAAGCCTTTGATTTGACCTGTAGCAGATTCTCCTCGCACTGCCCTATATTTTTATCGTTCGATTCCTTTTCGGCCTCTAAACGGGCAATTTCGAGTTTGTTCTGCTCCACAGTTTTCTTTATGCGTTCATATTTGGAAAGTTCTGTTACA